CTAGCAAAGAAAGCAGAATCGGAGAAAGCCGAGCTGACAAAGCAACTCGAAACCGTTTCGAAGTCCAAGGACGACGGGGAATCCGCGCATAAGACAGCGGTTGAGGCTATGACGGCCAAGATCGCCGAGTATGAAACGCGGATTAAGGAGCTTGAGAAGACCGCTGCTCCTCCGAAGACTCTACCGGGTACTGGAGAGGAGAAGAAGCTGGTGGTTCAAGAGCTGGAAGTCGTAAGACCGGCCAGGAGCATCGGCGGGGAGGTCTCTCGGGCTTAAACCCTGGAGAACAGAGGAGGAATAGAGAATGGCAACAGATAGAACAGCATTCCCGACTACACCAAGAAATATCTTGATTTCGGGAAGCAATGTGCAGACCTTCACGGTCGGCGCGACTGCCGTGACTGCCGGTATGGTGGTCAGCATCTCAGCAGCGGGAGATTCTATGACGGTCATCCCGTGCATCGCCGAGGCTGGATCTCAGCCGGTCGGTGTCGCGATAGCAGACGGTGCCGTCGGTCGACAGGTCGCCGTGGCTTGCATCGGGTGTATCGCGAGGGTGTGCAACGCATACAACGATACGGACATAGATTGCGGACATTGGGTGACGATGAACGCCTGTGCTATTGGAGGCACGGTGTCCGAAGTCGCCGACGCAACTACGACGGTGGAACTACTCGGCGCGATGGTCGAGGATTCGACAGCCGCGAGTCTTGGCTTGGAGGCCATGCTCGTGCTGTGCGGTGCGACGTATTCCCATCACCACTGAGGGATGAAACATGGCACCAACAGATAGAACCAGCTTCCCAATAGCACGCACGACTGCGCCTATCGGGGAGAGCCTAAAGGGAGTACACATCTCGGGCAAGAATGTACAATCCTTCACGGTGGGAGCAACGGCAGTGAAAGCAGGACAGGTAGTGAGCATTTCTGCGACCGGACTTGACTTCACGGTCATACCGTGTGTAGCAGAAGCAGCCTCAATGCCGATAGGCGTGGCGATAACCGACGCGGCAGTTGGAGCAAAGGTCGCGGTGGCGATGATAGGTTGTATCGTGAGAGTGAGTCAAGACTCCAGCGATCAGGACATCGACGCCAGCGAGAGACTGATGTATAACGACTGCGCCATCGGAGGCACGGTGTTCGCCGCGACGGGAGCCAACACAATACCATTGGTCGGAAGAGCATTGGCAGACGACGTGGCCGCCAGCCTGTTGCTGTTCCCAATGCTAGTGATGTGTGGTGCGCAAATCACCATACACTTGTGAGGTGAACAAACATGGCTGACAGAGGAGCAGTTTGGACGGGAGACATCCCAGGCGGGAATGTGCTTTTCGCAGGAGACAACGTTCACAACTTCAAGGCCGGAGCTGCGATAACCAGAGGAATGGTAGTTGCGATTCACGGCACAGGGGTGAACTTCACGGTATGGCCGTGCATCCTCGGAACGACATTGGTACCACTCGGCATAGCGACGGAAACCGTAGCAAGTGGTGCGATGTGTGCCGTAGCAGGACTTGGTTGCATCGCGTACTGCCAACAGGAGACCAATGCTGTGGACATGGACGCAGGAACGCAACTCGTCATAACGGACAGTGCGGGGCAAGTCGGAGCACTTGCGGCAGGAGCACCAGAGAAGTTTCTGGTGGGAATCTTGCTGGAGACTTCGGACGCATCAGCACTGTCGTATGAACGATGCTTGGTCCTATGCGGACTGCCGACACAGATACACGCCTAAACACTAACAGGAGAACAGGAGGAATCAATCATGGAACAAAAGACAAGAGACCTGTCTGCTTACTTCGCGCCGATCTTCAAGATAACGGGTGGGTTCGCGGACAACGGAGAAAAGAGAGAATTGGTGAAGACCATCCCAGCCGACCTTGGCTGGCAGGTTGGAGACAAGACAGTTCCTATCAGGGAGCTTCTACTTTCCGACGCGGTCGACACTGGACTGATTCAGACCGCAGTCTACGACTCGATAGTCAAGGGTGCGTGTCCGGCTCAGTGCATGAGGAACGCATTCAATGTTTGGCCGATGCCCGGCGCGGCTATGACGGTCAACATTGGAGCATCCAAGGGCTATGCGTCCGAGGTTGCTGAGGGCGCGGAAGTGCCGAGAACGACTGAGCACCCAACGAGCGCGACCATCACTGCGAAGAAGTACGCGGACAGAGCGGAAATCTCGCAGGAGATGATAGACGACGCGATGGTGCCGGTAATCCAGTACCAGTTGGAAGCGGCTGGTCTGAGATTGGAGAACGCCTTGAACAGGGTTGTGTTGGACGACTTGACGACGGAAACAGTTGTCATCCACTTCGACACTGCGACAACGAACCTCGGTCTGGCTTCCCTCGGAGGCGCAATCTCGACGATGACGGGTGCCAATCTCAATGGCACGGACCTGATAATGTGTCCGGAGTACAAGGCCGTTTTGATGAGGGAGTTCACTCCCGCGACTGGGTACTTCGAGCTTGGCGACACCGTCAAGACCGGGATGCTCGGCAAGGTGTTCGGTGTCAACCTACATCTGTGCAACGCCATCCCGACTGCGGGCGAGGGCGCGCTCTTCGGCTACGCCGCAAACGCCGAGATAGGTGCGTACCTGATAGACAGGAGTGCCGCAGGCGCAATCGGCATGAGGCAGGACATCACGACTGTCGACTACAAAGACCCGATCAGGGACTTGGTCGGCATGGTTGTCAAGATGCGTTTCGGGTACACGCACTTCAACCATTCGGCAGTGTGCGGAATCGAGTACTAAGTTACTCGATTCTCAAACCTTTTTTTATCTTTCATCTTAAGGAGTGAACAAACATGAAGAAAGGAACGTTCTTCACAGCAGACATAACAGCGATAGCACAAACCGCGACATACACAACTCTGACACCGTCTGTCGACGTATCGAGAGCGAAACGAGCCGTGCTTCAAGCTTACGCAACTGGTGAAGATGGTGGCGCGAACGGGATCGTGACATTTCACATAGGGGCAGTCGTTGGAGACCATGCGCCGGAATCGGGACATTCGACTTCGGACCTCACGACAGTCACGGTGACTATGGCTGGAGCTGGAAAAGCAATCGGCATACCCGTCCTCATCGACACCGATGGAATGACTTCGCTCGAATGCACATCTATTGGAAACGCGGATGCGGCCAAGGACGCGCTACTGGTGAATCTTTCTTTCGGTTTGGTCGAGCGCGACGACGAGACTCTGAACCAGGGAGATACCGTCCTGAGTGGCGGGGCTTAAACCTTTTTAGACTTTCCAATCACGAGGGATAACGATGAGTACCAAGAAGTGGGATGCAGTAGACGGAGTGTTAGCCAGTACCGCTGCTAATTGGACCGGCGGATTACCAATAGCCGGTGACAATATCGAGTTTGATGCAGATTCAGCGGCGCACAACTGCACGTTCGATTTGGCTCTTGCTCTGGGTTCCTTTACAATGACCGCGGACTATTCCGGAACAATCACTCAGGCGGCAATCTTCTCCGTTACTTCTTATTCTCAGGCGGCAGGGACATTTACTGGGAATGGAAACGTACTCACGTGTTCCGGCAACTTTGTGAAGACCGGCGGGGCGATTACGTATGCCAGTCTTACACTAACGATGACTGGTGATGGAACGACATTGAGCGAGGGGGCAAATCTCGGCAACCTCGTCATCTCGGGGAACGTGACGAATATCCTCGGCGGTGGATGCGTCTCGGGACTCACCATATCCATCGGAAAAACTTTCACATTGACTGGCGCAAGATACCTTTACTATAACGCGGGGTTCACATACAGTAATCTGGGGACGATCGCCGGAGCGTCCTCTTTGTCTGTTCGCCTCGCCGACTCCTCACAGACATGGACCGCGGGAACAATAAACTGCGCTAATACCTATCTCGAATTGGCGGATGGCGCGTCCGATCGCACCCTCACACTAGGCGCGACGGCGACCTTCGGGGGAGCACTAATTGTTCGTTCGTTGGAAGATGTCAACAGTCTGACTCTCGATCTATCTGTGAACAACTACCCCTTGTCCGCGAATAATATTACGATAGCCGTCAGAGCCATTGTCAATGGTAGAGGTTCCATAATCTCTTGCGCCGGAACATGGGATTCGAGTGCTGGAACATTCACGCAAGGCACGTCCACTTTAATCATGGGCGCGACTGGAAACCTGAAATGCGCCGCGGCCGGGGTTTACAACCTAAGAGTCGCTGAGGGAGTAACGACCACATTGACCGCCGCATTGAATGTCTACAAAGACCTTCGAGTGATGGGCACGCTCACGCGAGGAGCCAATACCGTCTCACTTCTAGGAGCAGGAGAACAAACCGTTGGTGGGTATCCCGACACTGCAATCACTGTGAACAGCACAGGCCCGGTCATATTCCACGAATGCGCCGTCACTCACGCAGATGTCACGGCCACGGCTGGCACATTGGTTTGGACCGGATATGGAAGATATGTCACGCACGGCAATCTTTCCATCAGTGGGGTTTCGCGCAAGCCCGACGCTTTCACAGATGTTCAAAATCTCAATGGTACTCTGACCTTCGATGCCGAGGCACGGATGAAAGACCTTATTACTGATGCGGGGCAGACAACCGTTCAATCGGCTGGGGTCTGGCTCGGCATCTCTGGGAAGATAGCGACGGCGGGTACGTTTACGCAGAATACACCAACGAAAATTGAGAGGGGGGAGAGGGCATTTGGATTGCTCTTTCCAGTATGTCTGCGCCCAGTTAATCAGCCGAAGGGATGGGGTGATGCCTGACGGCTCTGAGCACGGACAACGAGGGCAAGCGGATGACGAGGAAATGGTCCGAGGATCGGGCAACGGCTCTCGTCCACCCCAATCGGTTCACAGCAGAAGA